AGTGCGTTAATATGGCAACCATATCAAGCGACTCTAGGTTTGGAATATTATCTAAATCTGGACCTGATGCGAAGAAGATGTTTACAGACAAGGTGGTACCGATATCGGTTAATTACCCCTTCTTTTTTAAACCGATACAGGACGGTATGGACAGGCCAAAAACGGAGCTTGCGTACAGAGTACCCGCGACAAAATACACGCGTAAGAAGCTTGAGAACAACGAGACGCTACGTGAACTCGACGGGCTCGACACTACGATCGACTGGAAAAACACAGGCGACAACTCGTATGACGGTGAGAAACTCAAGCTACTCGTCCACGATGAGAGCGGCAAGTGGGAGCGTCCGACGAACATCCTCAACAACTGGCGTGTCACGAAGACGTGTCTACGATTAGGTAGTAGAATTATAGGTAAATGTATGATGGGTTCAACTAGCAACTCATTAGATAAAGGCGGTGATAATTTTAAAAAACTTTACAATGACTCAGACGTCACGCAAAGAAATGCAAATGGACAAACTCGCTCTGGACTATATAGCTTGTTCATACCTATGGAGTGGAATTACGAAGGATACATTGATTCTTATGGGTTACCTGTCTTCGACACGCCTAAAAAACCAGTTGAAGGACCACAGGGTGAAACAATAGATTTAGGTGTAATAGAATATTGGGATAATGAAGTAGATGGTCTTAAAAAAGATCAAGACGCTTTAAATGAATTTTATAGACAATTTCCAAGAACTACTAAACACGCATTTAGAGATGAATCAAAAGAATCTTTATTTAATCTAACTAAGATATACGAGCAAATAGATTTTAATGAAGATATTAAAAATTCTATAAGCGTGACAAAAGGATCTTTTCAATGGCAAGATGCTAAGCAAGATACTAATGTTGTATTTGTTCCAAACAACGACGGTAGGTTTTTAATAACTTGGGTTCCACCTAGTCATTTGCAAAATAAAAAGTATAGTAAAAATGGTATAAATCACCCTGGCAATGCATATATGGGAGCTTTTGGTTGTGATCCATATGATATATCAGGTACAGTAGATAAAAGAGGTTCTAAAGGATCTTTACATGGTCTTACTAAATTCTCTATGGAAGACGTACCTCCTAATCATTTCTTTTTAGAATATATAGCTAGACCACAAACAGCTGAAATATTTTTTGAAGATGTTCTTATGGCTTGCGTGTTTTACGGCATGCCAATACTTATAGAAAATAATAAACCAAGAATATTGTATTATTTTAAAAGAAGAGGTTATAGAGGCTTTTCAATTAATAGACCTGATAAAAAATATAATAAATTATCTGTAACAGAAAGAGAACTAGGCGGTATACCAAACTCTAGTGAAGATATAAAGCAAGCACATGCATCTGCTATAGAAACATATATAGAGCATTTTGTTGGACTAAAAGAGTCTGGTTATGGTGACGTTTATTTTCAAAGAACATTAGAAGACTGGGCTAAATTTAATATAAACAATAGAACAAAACACGATGCTTCTATTAGTTCTGGACTAGCTTTAATGGCTTGTAATAAGCATAGGTATTATCCTGTAAATAAAAAAATTATAGAACCTGTAGATTTAGGTATCAAAAGATATGACAACAGGGGAACTACATCAAAAATAATAAGTTAAATGAATATATACACTAATTCAAATAGCGCTTTTCCAAGTCAAGTTGTTAGCGATGCTGAAAAAGCAAGCCTGGAATACGGCAGTCAAGTAGCTATGGCTATTGAATATGAGTGGTTCAAATCTGGTCGAACAAACGGTAATACGTATTTGACTAACTGGAATAACTTTAATACTCTTAGATTATACGCTAGAGGAGAACAACCTGTTCAAAAATATAAAGATGAATTATCTATTAATGGTGATTTGTCTTATCTTAATTTAGACTGGAAACCAGTTCCTATTTTATCTAAATTTGTAGACATTGTTGTAAATGGTATATCAGCTCACTCTTATGATATAAAAGCTTACGCTCAAGATCCTGATTCTATTAAAAAAAGAACCAAGTATGCTTCTAAAATATACGAAGACATGCTAGCTCAAGATTACTTAGAAAATATAAAAAATAGTTTTGGCATAAACTTATATCAGACTTTAAACCCTGAGTTGCTTCCTGAAAACGAAGAAGAGTTAGAATTACATATGCAGCTTTCTTATAAACAAAGCATAGAAATAGCTGAAGAAGAAGCTATATCTTCTGTTATGGCTCAAAATAAGTACGAGCTCATTAAGCGTAGATTAAACATGGATTTAACAGTTTGCGGTATTGCAGCTGCTAAAACTAATTTTAATACAGCAAATGGTATTACTATTGACTACGTGGATCCAGCTTATATGGTTTATTCTTATACTGAGGATCCTAATTTTGAAGATATATATTATGTTGGGGAAATAAAATCTATAACAATACCAGAGCTTAAAAAAGAGTTTCCTAATATTTCTAAAAAAGAGTTAGAGCGTATACAAAAAATGCCAGGAAATAGACAGTACGTAACTGGTTGGGGTGGATACGATGAAAACACTGTTCAAGTTTTATATTTTGATTATAAGACTTATCATAATCAAGTTTTTAAAATAAAACAAACAGATCAAGGGTTAATGAAAGCTATTGAAAAGCCAGATACATTTAATCCGCCAGAAAATGATAACTTTGAAAGAGTTTCAAGATCTATAGAGGTTTTATATAGCGGCGCTAAAGTGTTAGGTACTGATACAATGCTTAAATGGGAATTAGCTGAAAACATGTCAAGACCTTATGCTGACACTACAAAGGTTAAAATGAATTACGCTATTTGTTCACCTAGAATGTATAAAGGTAGAATAGAATCACTAGTGAGTAAATGTATTAGTTTTGCTGATATGATTCAATTAACTCATTTAAAGTTACAACAAGTAATGTCTAGAATAGTACCAGATGGTGTTTATTTAGACATGGACGGTTTAGCTGAAGTTGATCTTGGTAATGGTACAAATTATAATCCAGCAGAAGCATTAAATATGTACTTTCAAACTGGTAGTATTGTTGGTAGATCTCTCACGCAGGACGGCGATATGAATCCTGGTAAAGTACCTATTCAAGAATTAAACTCTAGTTCTGGTCAAGGTAAAATACAAAGTCTTATAAATACATATCAGTATTATTTACAAATGATACGTGATGTAACGGGTCTTAATGAAGCTAGAGATGGTAGCACGCCCGACAAAAGCACGCTAGTAGGTTTACAAAAAATGGCAGCTAATGCTTCTAATACTGCTACTAGACATATAAAGCAATCATCTTCTTATTTAACTCTTAGAATAGCAGAAAATACAGCTCTTAAAATTGCTGACGCTTTAGAGTTTCCTTTAACGGCAGAGTCTTTAACAAACTCTATTAGCAATTATAACGTTAATACTTTAAAAGAAATTGTAAATTTAAATTTACATGATTTTGGTATATTCTTAGAATTAGAACCAGATGATGAAGAGAAAGCTCAACTAGAACAAAATATTCAAGTAGCTCTACAAAGTGGAGGTATTGATCTCGAAGACGCTATAGATTTAAGACAGATTAAAAATCTTAAATTAGCAAATCAACTTCTTAAAGTTAAGCGTAAAGCTAAAGCTAGGCTAGATCAAGAAAATGCTCAAGCTAATATTAGAGCTCAAGCAGAATCTCAAGCTGATGCTAATGAGAAAATTGCAATGAATGAAGTTCAAAAGCAAGAAGCAATTAGTGGTTCTAAAGTTCAATACGAGCAGTCTAGAACACAAATGGAGATTCAAAAAATGCAGATACAAGCACAGCTTGATCAGCAGAAAATGCAAATGCAACATCAGTTTGACATGGAATTAGCTAAACTTCAATCACAAGTTAAAACACAAGGTGATCAACAGAGAGAAGGCGCAAAAGACAAGCGTATAAAAATGGAAGGTACGCAGCAAAGTCAGATGATAAATCAAAGAAAACAAGATTTACCACCAATAAATTTTGAAGAACAAGATGCAGCGGGTATAATGCCGTCGCTGTAAATCTATATTAATTATTTAATTATATTATATTATGTCAGAAGTAAAAACAAATGAAAATGTTAAACAGGAAGGTGAATTCAAATTAAAAAAGAAAACAACACCTAAAAAATTAACTGAAACAAAGGATAATGTTACAAAAGTAAATGTTAATCCAAAAGAACCTTTAGTAGAACTAGAAAGTAATGTGACTAAAGTAGAAATAAAAAAAGAAGAAGATGCCATTCAAGTCGGAGAAACAAAGGAGGTATCTGTGGAAAAACCATCCGGAGATAGCGCAGCGGTGGCAGAACCTGTACAAGAGTCCAACGAGACTACTGAAGGGTTTTCTGCGATCCAAGAAGTAACTAAAGAAGAAGTAGTAACTGAAACCGAGGTTAAAAAAGCTATAAAAGATGAAAAAATATTAGGCAAACCATTGCCAGAGAATATTGAAAAACTAGTTTCTTTTATGGAAGAAACAGGTGGAACAATAGAAGATTACACTCGTTTAAACGCTGATTATAGTAATGTAGACGATAAAACTCTTATAAAAGAGTATTACAAAAAAAATAAACCTTATTTAGATTCTGAAGATCTTGATCTTTTATTAGAAGATTTTGACTATGATGAAGATATAGACGAGGAAAGAGATATACGCAAAAAAAAGCTTGCGTTTAAAGAAGAAGTTGCAAAAGCCAAAAGCTTTTTAGAGGAAACAAAGAGTAAATACTACGACGAGATCAAGTTGAGACCGGGCGTAACTCAAGACCAACAAAAAGCTATGGACTTTTTCAATAGATATAACAAGGAGCAAGAACAAGCTGAGCAACAGCATCAAATGTTTAAAGATAATACAAAAAAGCTTTTTAGCAATGATTTCAAAGGTTTTGATATCAGTGTTGGTGAAAAGAAATATAAGTATAATATTCAAAATATTGATAAAGTTGCAGAAAGCCAGTCTAATATAACAAACCTCGTTGGGAAGTTCCTAGACGAAAATGGTGATGTTAAAGACGTTAATGGTTATCATAAGGCTATTTATGCTGCTGAAAATGTAGATAAGATTGCAGCTCATTTTTATGAGCAAGGAAAAGCAGATGCTGTAAAAGACGTTGTAAATAAATCAAAGAACTTGAGTGACACTAAAGCTAGAACTACTCAAGGAGATGTGTTTATTGGCGGATTTAAAGTTAAAGCTATTTCAGGCGCTGATTCTACAAAGCTTAAAATAAAAACTAAAAAATTTAACTAAAAAAATTAAACAATTATGAGTTTAACTCCTCAATTTGGTAGTTTAATCCCTTCGCAAACGCAAGAGATTTTAAACAGTAACTACCTAAAATTTAACGCTGGTGGTCCTGCTGGACCTGGTAATGGTGGCGATTCGTTTGCACAACAGTACCTACCAGAAATTTATGAACAAGAAGTAGAGCGTTATGGAAACAGAACGTTATCTGGATTCTTAAGAATGGTTGGCGCTGAAATGCCAATGACATCTGATCAAGTAATTTGGTCTGAACAAAATAGATTACATATATCTTATGATGGCGTATCAACTGGAGCCGCTGGAGCAAATACTCTTACTATTCCAGCCGGTGTAAACAATGTTATGTCTGTAAATGATACTATAGTCATTTTAGATCCTGCTACTGGAAATGAATCAAAAGCTTTGATTACTGCTTCTACTCCTGGCGCAGGTCCTAATACTATTACTGTAGGCGCTTTTGACGGTGCTGTTATAGCAACTACTTTTGGTGCTAATAACGCAGGATTAAAAATATTTGTATACGGTTCTGCTTACCAAAAAGGAACTTCTATTGTTCAAGGTGGTACTGGATTGTCACAAGAGCGACACAGCATTGAGCCTGTTTTAACTCAGTTTTCAAACACGCCGTTAATTATTAGAGATCAATACGTAGTATCTGGTTCTGATATGGCTCAAATTGGATGGGTTGAAGTTGCTACTGAAGATGGTGCTTCTGGATATTTATGGTACTTAAAAGCTGAGTCTGAAACAAGACTACGTTTTGAAGATTACTTAGAAATGTCAATGGTAGAATCTGAAAGATCAGCTCTAGCCGCTCCAACTCCAGCTAAAATGCCTGGTAGTGAAGGTTTATTTGCTGCTATTCAAGATCGTGGTAATGTACAAGTAGGATTTACTGCTGCTGCTGGACTAGATGAATTTGATGCTATTTTGAAAAACTTAGATACTCAAGGTGCTATTGAAGAAAACATGCTTTTCTTACAAAGACAAACAGCTCTTGATTTTGATGATATGCTAGCTGCAATCTCTGGTGGAACTGCCGGTGGTACTGCATTTGGTTTATTTGAAAACTCTGAGGAAATGGCATTAAATCTTGGATTTAGTGGTTTCCGTAGAGGATCTTACGATTTCTACAAAACTGATTGGAAATACTTAAATGATGCTTCAACTCGTGGCGCTATAGATGGAATAAACTCTATTGAAGGTGTATTAGTACCTGCTGGAACATCAACTGTATACGATCAAGTATTAGGAACTAACATCCGTAGACCTTTCTTACACGTTCGTTATAGAGCTTCACAAGCTGATGATCGTCGTATGAAGTCTTGGTTGACTGGTTCTGCTGGCGGAGCATTTACATCTACTTTAGATGCTATGGAAGTAAACTTCCTATCTGAAAGATGTTTAGTTGTGCAAGCTGCTAATAACTTTGTATTATTCAAAGGAATCTAATAATGATTCAAACTTAATAATATCCCCGTCTTAGGGCGGGGTATTATTTTTATAACTATTTAATTTTATTATATTATGGCTAAAAAAGCTACAGCAGAAACTATTGAGGTTGCACCTCAAGAGGTTGCGGTGAAAACTGCTCCTAAACCCACAAAACCAACGTGGGAAATTAAAGATAGAGTTTACTATTTAAAAGGAAAAAAATCTCCTTTAACTCTTACGATACCTGGAAAACATACAAGAAAACACTCTCTACTTTATTTTGATGAAAAAAGTGGTTCACAAAGAGAGTTAAGATATGCCACTAATCAAGACTCACCCTTTGTAGATGAGCAAAAAGGCGAGTGCACTATGGGTCATATTAGATTTAAAGAAGGTACTTTAAAAGTAAAAAAGCAGCAACAAAATTTACAAAAATTACTTTCTTTGTATCACCCTTTAAAAGGTAGAGTATACGAAGAGTTTAGTGCTGTTGAAGAAGCTGCTGATGATTTAGATCTTTTAGATCTTCAAATTGACGCTTTAAATGCTGCTAGAGTAATGGAAATAGACCAAATAGAAGCTATACTAAGAGTTGAAATTGGTTCTAAAGTAAATGAAATGAGTTCTAAAGAACTAAAAAGAGATGTTCGCTTATTTGCAAGATCTAATCCTCAATTGTTCATAAACTTAGCTAATGATGACAATGTTCAATTAAGAAATATAGCTATTAGAGCTTCAGAAGCTGGTATAATAAACTTATCAGGTGATCAAAGAACATTTACGTGGGGGTCAAATGGTAGAAAATTAATGAATGTACCTTTTGACGAAAATCCTTACTCAGCATTCGCTGCTTTCTTAAAAACAGATGAAGGTGTTGAAATCTATAAATCTATAGATAAAAAACTATAAAAACAAGTGATACTATAACATAGGCGGTTTCGGCCGCCTTTATAGTATAAATAAAAAATTAATATGGTAAATGTAAATACGGTATATCAAACAGTCTTGCAGATATTAAATAAAGAGCAAAGAGGTTATATTACTCCAGCTGAGTTTAATAATTTGGCTCAGCAAGTACAGTTGGAAATATTTGAATCATATTTTCCAGATGGTAATCAATTAAACCGTCAAAATCAAAACAACACACAAAACGATACTCAGTATTTTAATATTTTTAAAAATCAAGAAGAAAAAATCTCTCCATTTGTAAAAGATTTACCTTTGACTTATGACACAGATCAAGATGGATGGTCATACAGCCAAAATACTCCACCTGCTGGAGAAATGTTATTTCAAGTGTATTGGGTGGGTGAAATACTTTCTACATATAATTCTTCTAGTTCCCAAAGTTCTTCTTATAGTTCTAGCGCCTCTACATCTGGCGGTAATTATATAACTCAGCTTGTTTCTAAGTCTGAATACAATAAAATTATAAGATCTAAATTAACAGCGCCAACTGAAAAATATCCTTTAGCGTATACCGACAGTGGTGTTTTAGTGCCAGGATTTGATCCTTATTTTAAAATATTTCCATTACCAACTAGTGTTGAAATGAACTGCATTGTAAGTCCAACAAACCCTGTTTGGTTTTACAGGTTAGGTATTCAAGGCCAATATATAGCTAATTCGTCTGGTTCTGTTAATTTTACTTTACATAACTCTGAACAAACTAATATTATAACTCGCATATTAAAATACGCAGGTGTAATAATAAATGATCCCACTATAATAGACGTTGCCTCTCAAGAGGTTGCTCAAGTGGAAGCTAACGAAAAATCTTAAATAAATGAGTTTAGTAACAGAAACAAATCAACAATACTATCAAGGCGCTCAAGTGTTTGTAGTAGAAAACGCTACTGGTCAGACTGATTTTAAAACATCTTTTGAAACTAATTTAGTTTTTGGTTCTTTTGATCCGACAATTACTAACTATGCTTTAAATAATTTTAAAATATATACAAGCACAACTGGATTACCAGATAGTTTTACAGAATATACAACTGCTTATAGAGTCAGTAATGATACAATATCTTTAGGAACTATTGCAGCTCCAGTGTCTCTTACTCAAGGAACTTATTTAGTAGTTCAATTAAAAACTTTAAGTGGCGGCAATTATGGAGACTCTGCTGCGGGAACTGGATTTGACGCTTTTGGTGAAACTGTAGAAGAAAATTATGGTGGCTACGAATATCTAAGCTTAAGCGACGTGTGTGACAACTTTATGGTTGGTTACGTGGGTGATGGAAAAATACTTCAATCAGCTAAAAAATCAGATGTATTATTTTTTGCCAAAAGATCTTTACAAGAGTTTAGCTATGATACTCTTAAAAGCATACACTCTCAAGAATTAACAGTACCACACAGTTTAAACATAGTTTTACCTCAAGACTATGTAAACTATGTAAGCGTTTGTTATATTGATAGATTAGGAGTAAAAATGCCCATATATCCAGCAAACAATCTTACAACTAGTCCGTATAACAATCCAGTGCAAGACGCAACTGGCTTACCTATTCAAGATAATTTTGGTTCAAATATAGAAGGAACTTCTATTACTGAAGACAGGTGGAAAAAAGCAAATACTAAAATAATTAGCCAAGAGTTTTTTAATAATTTAGACGACTACGCTTATTGGGCTAATTTTTATGGATTTGGAACTGATATTTTTTATGGTCAACAGTATGGTATATTGCCTCAATATGCTCAGCGAAATGGTTGGTTTAATTGTAACTACAGAGAAGGTAAAATTTCTTTTTCTAGTAATCTTGTAGACAAAATAATTGTCTTAGAATACATATCTGATGGCCTAGCCTATGACGTTGACTCTAAAGTACCTAAATTAGCAGAAGACGCTTTGTATGCTTCTATATTATATAACATAGTATCTGTTAGAGCTAACCAAAATGCAAACGACGTGATGCGATTGAAAAGAGATAGAAGTGCTAAACTTAGAAATGCTAAAATAAGACTATCTAATATTAAACTTGACGAAATAATTCAAGTGATGAGAGGTAAATCTAAATGGATAAAACACTAAAATTTAATGGCTAAAGTTCAAAATACTTTTTTAAAGTCCAAGATGAATAAAGACTTGGACGCTCGTTTACTACCTGAAGGTGAATATAGAGATGCTAGAAATGTTCAAGTAAGTAAATCAGAAGGATCTAAAGTTGGTAATTTAGAAAACACTCTTGGAAATGTTAATATTGTAGACTATAGTGCGTTAACTGGGTTTTTAAATATAGTTTGCATTGGTAGTTTTTCAGATGAACTAAACAGTGTTGCTTATTTATTTTTTACAAACTATACAGATGAAAACCCTAATTTAAATTTAGGACAAGGAGAATATGAACCTGCGGCTAAAAACTTTATAATATCTACAAACACATTGACCAACCAGTCTACTATTTTAGTACAAGGTGCGTTTCTTAATTTTTCTCAAACAAACTTAATAACTGGTGTTAACGTGTTAGAAGATTTGTTATTTTTTACAGACAACAGAAATCAACCAAGAGTAATAAATACAATTTTAGCTAATTCAAATTCTCAAAACACAAACCCAACATATTACACGACTGAAGATCAAATATCTGTAGCTAAATACAATCCTTTTGAAGCAATAGAGCTCTATCAATCAAGTGTTTTAGGTTCAGCAACTTCTTACGAAACTACAATGAAAGATGTTAGTAGTTTGTTTTTACCTAACGGAGGTAGTGCTTTGTCTGCAACTGCTGGAACTTTAACTTCAGACGTAATACCTGTTGATAATATTATAGGTGAAATAAATAATGGTACTGGTAATCCATATACAACAGCCTCTAGAGTTTTTATTCAAAATAACATACCGGGTGGTAATTTTGCTCTTACTGACACAGGTAGAACAGTAAGCAATGTTGGTACACCGGCTGGTGTTGGTGATTTTGATATAACGCTAAGTGGTTCTATAACAATTCAAGAAAATCAAAAACTTGTTTTTAACGCCAACCCTTATTTTGATCCTACTTTTTCAGGTGATCCAGATTATCTTGAAGATAGATTTGTTAGATTTGCTTATAGATATAAATTTCAAGATAATACATATTCTATATTTTCTCCTTTTACTCAAATAGCTTTTATACCAAAACAAGATGGCTATTTTATGTTTGTAGATCCTAATAATCTTACTCAAAAAGGAAGTCAAGCTAAAAACGACCAAGATGAGGCGTATAGAAGTACTATTGTTTATTTTATGGAAAATAAAGTTAATAGTATTGATTTAAAAATACCTCTTCCTTTTAACAATTATGACTTACAAACAGCTTTAAAAATAAAAGAAATTGATATACTTTATAAAGAATCAGATGGTATAGCTGTGAGAGTTGTTGAAACATTACCTGTAGATAAAATAACAAATCAATCTTGTATTTGCGAAGTAGATGGAGCACAAACGCCTGGAGCGGCTGGCGCTTCTATATCTATAAAAAATATTCAAGGAGGTATAACAGTTGGTAATATTGTTAATGGTCCTGGCTTTGAAATTGGTAAAACTCAAATAACAGAATTTACTCCTACAGACCCTAGTAATCCAGTGGCCGGAATTATAAAAGTTAATAAAACCGTTGCTCAATTAGACGATAATTCTCCTATTATTATTGGTGATATTACCAGCTTTAATTATGAATATAGATCTACAAAGCCAACTAAAACTTTACCAGAAAGTAATTTAATTAGAGTGTATGATAAAATACCAGTTAGAGCTCAAGCTCAAGAAGTAGCTGGAAATAGAGTTATATATGGTAATTTTCAAAACAAAATAAATCCACCAGATTCTTTAAACTACAATGTTGCCTCTACACAAAAAGCAGATTTTAATCTTAATGATGCTGCTTTTGCTTATAGTGCCGGCGCTGCAACTTACGCTGCGGGTGATCCAATAAATGTTGTTATTTCTCTAAAAACCGCTGGAACTGATGGTTTGTGGACAGGTTACTATGTAACATGTAATGATTATGGTGTTAATATACCAACAGGCACTCAAGTAACTAGTGCTACTTCTAATGTATCAGGAGCTTCTATTTTAACTCTTTCAAACGCTGTAACATTCCCAGCTGGAACTGTGACTGTTATAGCAGAGCCTGGATCTGATACGGAAAACTCTGTTACTAAAATAGAATATCCTAATAGTTCTGTTAAAACAAATAGAAATTACCAAATAGGTTTCGTCCTTTCTGATAGATATGGTAGACAGTCTAGTGTTATTTTATCTAATAACGAAACATCTATTATAGTAGATGGCGTAGAATATGCTGGATCTACTTTGTTTTCTCCATATATAAACGCAGGAGTTACTCAAACATCTTGGCCTGGAAATTCATTAAAAATATTAATGAATGCTCCTATACCAAATGATAATCTATATAATAGCGATATAACTAGTGTAGATTATAACCCTCTTGGCTGGTATTCATATAAAATTGTAGTTAAGCAAACCCAGCAAGATTATTACAATGTTTACTTACCCGGTATAATGGCGTCGTATCCTAATGATACCACCCTAGAAGTAGGTCAAACTTCACACGCTGTTCTTATAAACGACAATATAAATAAAGTACCTAGAGATTTAACAGAGGTTGGACCAGATCAAAAACAATTTAGAAGTTCAGTTCAATTAATTGGTAGAGTACAAAACACAACTACATTAGTTTCATCTACTAACATAGGAGCTTCTAATACTCAATATTACCCACAAAGAACTACAGACACTGTTTCTGTTATATCTACTATTAATGATTTATTTGACTTTGATCCTCTTAATCCACCGCTGCAAAATTTATTTCCTCAGTTTTATTCTTTAGAATCGAACCCATTGATTGCTAGACTAAGCACAGAATTTAAAATTGGTCAACTAGCTAGTTCTAACTATTTACCTGCAGGCGGTGAGTCTCTATCGAACCCTCCACCTGGTGGACCTTCAAGCACTATAACAATAACTTCAGTTTCCGCAGCTACAAGTGTTCTTACTACTTTAAATTCTTTAAGAAACTATTTAGTAACTGGCGTTGGTATACCATCTGAAACATATGTTGGTAATAATACGCCTGTAGGTGGTGCGCCTGCTGCTGCTGGAACAATGGAAGTAGGTTTAGTAAATTCTAGTGGCAACGCTGTAGTGGTAAACCTACCTGATAACATTAAAATATTTTTTACTCCTACAAAAGGAAATTCTTCTGTTCCTCCTTTTGAATTAACTAGACCTGGTTTGCAATATCTTGCTATAGCTGAAACAGAACCAGTGGAAAGTGCTATAGATATATTTTGGGAAACATCTACATCAGGTTTGATATCAGATTTAAACGAATCTGTACTAAATAATCAAAGCAATCCTTCTGGATCAAATATATCATGGAACCCTAATTTTGATGAAGGCTTAGCTCAAAATGGCCGTATATTAGCAGCGCCTTTTCAAGTAGTTGATAATTTTGGTCAAACAATTTCTTTAGGTTTAAATGATATATTAGAATTGAGCGCGCCAAATGGAGCACCAGCAATAACAAATCAACTAGGTCAAAATGTTAATGGAGAAGATGCGGACTATTTTAGATTAGTTAATCTACAAACTAACCCCTCTGGTGTTGGACCTTGGCAAATACAAACAACATCTCAAACAACTCCAAGCATTTTAGGTGGACCAGTTTCTGGTGCTATAAATTATTTTGATAATATTTATTATTTTTACAATGAAAATGAAGGTTTAAGGCAGTTTACTTTTAATTTTAGAATAGTAGTAGATGGTCAAGAAAACTTTGTAACAAGAACGGCTAATTTACGCAATATAGTTCCAGAGTTTTTTACAGTTGAAGCTTTAAATGAAAGCCCACTTTCAAATATAACATATGGGCCTGGGGCCACGCCCGCTGTTCCATACCCTGATCCTGTTCCAGTTATAACAAGTAAAGGTGTTAGAGATATAGCTATAATAAATATAAACAATGGTGCGGCAAACATAGTAACACCAAATCCTGGTGACGGAGGTATCGCGTTGTCGATTAGAGATCTTGAAATGGTAAATAATCCAAACCAAGAAATCAATTTTAGAATATGGCGTCAAAGGCTTGGCTCTATAAACGGTCCTGAAGCTGTTTTTCAAGGGAGCGGAGGAGATCCAACCCCTTTATTTTCGATACTACCACCTACTATTAATCCTAATGGAAATCTTAGGTTCAGACTAGTAAATAATAGTTCTGATTTTCCTAGTCTTTTTCCAGGAGGTAATTACTACGTGCGACTTGCGATTCAAGACGGTGGAGAAAATCTTGAGTTTATTACTATAGAAGTACAAATGAATGTTCAACTTAGATCAGAAAATTTTTGGAACAAACTTCACCAAGTAGATGCTTACGGTGAATTTGCTGAAACCTACGGTGGATCTCCACCTCAATATATTTTACCTGGGACAGATTCTGCTCCGCCGATTTTTGATGGTATAGAGGGTTGCGGCGCTGCTAACTTTTGTCAGCCAGACTCAGTTAGAACTCGATGGTGGTATTATCCTTCTACTGTATTTGAAATAAATTCTAACACCCCAGGTGCGTCTAGTGATAATTATGGTTGGTATATTTACGCGATGGGTTATTTTAATAATGTAAGTGAAGAAGCGCAAGTTTGTTGTACACCTGGGGAACAAAGCCATGGAATAGCTGGAAGTTTTTCTATGGCAGATTATGCCACTGCATTAGGTACTCCTAATTCAATAACTATTCCAATGACAACGCCTATTTCGGGTGGTGATCATTTAGTTCAAAGACAACCAACACCTTCTACTGATATTTATGCTCCTTGGAGTCCTTTTACTACAGATCAAATAAATGGGTGGGGATTACCGCCAAAAATAAACGGCAGAATAGCAGTTACAGGTTATAGCGGAGCTCCTGATTATCTTTGGACTTATGAAATAATAGAAGGAGATAAAAACACAGCTTTACCAGCAGGAAGCCAAGGTGCTCCTGGATTAGCTTTGACAGGTTGCATGAAGCTGTTTAGAGACGTTGGAGGTACTTATGATTCTAGCACTGGAAACAGCACTTATGGGCCTGGATGGAACTATAATAACGCAGCAATTACAAAAAGTGCAATGAGATTTAGAGTTCTTAAAGGTCACCCAGCTATAAGAACTTCTAGAATACAGTATACAACAGTAAACAGTTCTGGCCAAAAGCAGTTTTATTACAACGAATTGTCTACTAGTAGTAGTAGCGATGCTAAGGATAGGCCGGACAGGGGAGGAGTAGCCGGATTAGATATAAATTGGGATTTTACAGCACAAGGACCTCAAATAATATATACGTATAGTGGTCCACAGAAAGCAACAACTAGCCCTTGGTTTTATTCCCGCACAAGCGGCACAACAACAAGCATAGAAGATATTCAAAAAGTATGGGCAATGTATGTTTTCAGTGGTTGGATTGGATCAAAATGGAGAAGTGGGAATTTCATAGACCAGTTAACCCAAGAAAGAGATGCTTTTAGAAAATATTGGTTTCAATGGGCTCAAGAGTGGAAGAATAATGAATTAGATTCTAACAATAATCCAGTACCATTCGACCAAGGAGCTGTGACCCTTGGCCAAAGAGAACAAATCAATAGCCATGGAAATCAAATATGTACTAGTTTAGGAGCACACATGGCTACACCTAATAAACCCAATGATGTAGAAAATTTTCAATTTTCTATAATATAGTAATTATAGTGTAAAATAAGTAATAATTAAATATGGCAGGTGCAATAATAGAAGTAAAATATTTTAATACTTTTCTACTGAAAAAGGTAAATAACGACAGTAGTGACCCTGTTTGGAACGGTTCTTTTGGTATACCTGCTAATCTAGGGATTTCAGGTTTATCAACAGGTTATCCAGTTCAATCTAATTTAGATGATAATGACACTTGGGTTATAGAAGAATCTAGAATAAAAGGAGGATATAATAATACTTCAGTTGATTTTGGAGCAAAAGCTTATATAGTAGAAGATGAGCCTATAGGAACTAGAAGATTTAATGCGTTAATATACTCTGGTATATTTAATTCAAGAACAGGTATAAATAATACAAATGTATTTTCTGTTGGTGAAGATATAACTAAAGCTTTAGATCCTGCAAATGGAAGTATACAAAAGCTATATGCAGAAGATACAAACTTAAATATATTTCAAGAACTCAAAGTGAGTAGAGCATTGATAGATAAAGATGCTATATTTTCAGCTGAAGGAGGTGGAACTGTTACAAGCTCTAATCTTGTTATTGGTGCAATTCAACCGTATATTGGTAAGTATGGAATATCTCAAAATCCTGAAAGCTTCGGCGTGTATGGTAATAGAAAATATTTTACAGATAGAAACAATAATGTAGTTCTTAGATTATCAAATGATGGTATTACTGAAATATCATCTTACGGTATGAAAGACTTTTTTAGAGACAAACTTAAGCTTTCAACAAACCCATCTGTTAAAGGTAAAATATTAGGAGCATACGATATATACGCAAGCGAATATTTAGTTTCAATTCAAAATCCTCAATTATCAAGATCACCAAGTAGAGTAAGAAGCGAAATTTTAACATTAAATTTTGACGAAAGAGCTCAGGGTTGGGTTAGCTTTTTTGACTATGAACCTGACGAAGTTTTTAGTTTAAGAAATAATTTTTATTCTGTAAAAACAATAGATGAGCAGTTTTTACCTGATGGATCATCTAATCCAGATTATAAAAAAGCTAAACTATTCAGACATTATAGCAACCAAGTTAAAAGAGGTAGATTCTATGATGAAGATAATGTAAGTTCAATTACTTTTGTGTTTAACCCAAATCCAACTAACTCAAAAACATTTAAAACAATAGGATACGAAGGTAGTAATGGATGGCAAGTAGATAGTTTTATATCAGATGAAACTGGAGCTATTTCTATAGATACTTCTTTAAATAATTTTACTTCTTCTCAAGATAATACAGCCGTAGTTCTTAGTTACACACAAGGAGAGTATATCTTAACAGAAGCAAGCGCTACTGTTTCTCAAAATGTAGTCTATTCTTCTACTATATTTTTAAATGTAGGCAGTATTACTGGTAGTATTTTTCAAGGAAATTATTTAAATTTTCCATCTGGAGGTTTTGTTGGAGCAGAGGTTGTTTCATACAACACAACAACAGGTGAATTAGTAATTGACCAACCAGTAGATTTAACAGTTGGAGATTTAATATCTTTCAATGGATATATTTCAAGATCTAATTATATTTCTACCACTGGATTTCCTAACGCCCAGAGCTCTAATACGTATTATGCTGGTTTTAATTTAAAAGAAAATAAATATGTTGCCAATTTAATAAACACTACGCAAGCTAGCGCTGGTGAAGTTAATTTTGGTGTAAACATAACTGGTATAAAAGGTTTTTATGCTGTTGTTAAAATGTCTACTGACAATGTAACAGACGTGGGAGGTGAAAAATCTTTATTTTCTGTAGAAAGCGTTTACAGCATGAATAACGGATATTAAATTAAATTAAATTAAATGAGCAATTCCTTAGTAAAACAAGAGTATACATTAGAGCAACTAGAGCACATAGAGCGCTTTAGAGAGCTCATAATGGACTTTGAAGATAAGCTATTAGATTTACCAGGTTCTTATGGTAATCCTGAAAAACCTGGACAAGATAAAATAGCTAACACGATTAATCCACTTAAGCACACGTTTGCAGATGGATTATATATTAGAGAAATATTTATGCCTAAAGGACAAATAATCTCTACTGGTATACATAAAAAAGAACATCCTTATTTTGTACAAAAAGGTGATATATCTGTATTAACAGATGAGGGTATTAAGCGAATAAAAGCGCCTTATAATGGAATAACAAAACCAGGAACTAAAAGATTAATATACATGCATGAAGACAGCGTGTGGATAACTGTACACGCTACAGATAAATATAAAGTTGAAGACGTTTTAAGTGACGTTATTGCTAAAGATTTTAACGATCCAGATATTAGTATTGAAAGCATGAAAAAACAATTAAAATTAAAAAGCAAATAATATGAGTGTAGTAGTAGCAGGTGCTGTTGGTGCAGCAGGTTCAATTGCTAGTGGTATTTTTGGCTCTAGATCAGCAAGAAGAGCAGCACGCAGAGCTAGAAGAAAAGCTAAAAAATTAGAAAAAAAATTAGCTCAACTAGAAGCTAACCGACAAGAAATTATAAACCCTTACGAAGGAGTTACTAGTTTAAGTGCTATGCTTAGTAATCCATTTGAAAAATTAACAGTTGCTACTAAAGCCACTGAGATTCAGATGGAACAAACTGATATTGCTTTGGCTAATACCTTAGATACTTTAAGAGCAACTGGCGCATCAGCTGGTGGCGCAACAGCCTTAGCTCAAGCAGCTCTTCAAAGCAAAAAAGGTATTGCTGCAGATATAGAAAGACAAGAAGCTAATAACAATCAACAGCGGTTATCTGGAGAACAAAGGCTTCAATCACAGCAAATGGCAGAAGCTCAAAGAATTCAGCAAGCAGATGTTTCAGGAAAACAATTTGTTTTTGGGGCTACAGAACAAAGAGAAATGCAGCAACTTGATAGAGTTTCAAATCAAATAGCGGCTTTGAGAGGTCAAGAAGCTCAAGCTAGAAGAGATCAAACTGCAGCAGTAACAGGTGCTATAGGAGGCGTTGTAAGTTCAGTTGGCAGCATGGCTTCAGCTGGAGCTTTCTCTAAAAAATAATAATTCGCTAATGGAAAATAAAAACATAACATATAATCTTTCAATACAGCAAGCTAATAAAAGCAATGCTCTAGCTTATAACAAGGAATATGTATCTGCTAATATAGATACTACTTTTGGTATACTAGACAATGCATATAAAGACACAGGCAAAGAATACGCTAAATTAAAAATGGCGATTCAATCAGGTAAATGTGTAGATGAATACTGTGATTATGAAAACAAGCAAATAGAGAGATTAGACACTGCTCCAGCTAATTCTTTAAAATTTATAGAGCAAGTTGTAGATCAGTTATCTACTACTGATGATACTTATTACGACGTTAATAATGATTATTCTTTTATGGTAGCTAATTGCATGATGAATAATAAGCCTGGATTTTCTAAAACAGAAGGATATAATGTTTACTTAGAATTATTAAAAGATGGATCTCAAGAAATAACTTTTGAAGGACCTTTATTTGAAAAACCTCTAATAATAAACAGCAACACTTTAAGCTCTTTAATTAAAGCTAATAATGATTTAGTTACTGAAACACCAGATATAAACGCAGACATGCTAAAGCTTTTAATCGATAGCGGTGTGCTGGAAGAGGGTTCTGCAGATGAAAATGGTCAATTAATACCACAGGCTGCTATAGCTGATGAATTTATATTAAAAAACACTGATGGATCATATGATTACGAAATCATAGACATTGGCATGGGTAAAGGTAGAAACATATTAAAATTTGATATAGATAAAATCGCTAGAAAAACAAAACCTTTTATAAACGCAGAAATCGCTGGTCTTTTGCAGCAAGAGCAAAGTGTAGTTGCTGCTTGGAATGTTTTTATAGCTAGAGGATCTAGCGAAGAAGAAGATGATCAAATGGCTCAAAATGCTAACGCGGGTAGTTTAGCTTGGAATTATAAAGAAGTACTACCTTTATCTCAAAAAAATAAAGAATTATTTGAATCAAACTATGCTAAATATTTTGCTAAAAACTATTTAAAGCAATTTATCACAAACAAACTACCAACAGTACAAGAAGACGCGGCTGTGTTTGATTTAGAAAAAGCTAAGCAGGAGAAAGCTCAAAAGTTTATACAAGATAATAAATTAAGTTAAATGACATTAATAGAATATATAACTTCTTTACAAGACACTGGATTATCTCAAGAAGAAATATTTGCTAAAGCTCAAGAGTTTAAAGGCAGAACAGAAACTACTGTTGAAGAAGTAAAGACAAACGACTCCCAGAAGGACCCGAGCTCGGAGTCAGAAAACAATACAGGGTCCGAATCGGCAAGTGGATCTTCAGTGCCACCAGGTCAAACAATTGACAGAGGCGATGGTTATGAATATAAGTTTGAAATAGATCCAAACGATAAATCAAAAGGCGTTTATTACACTAGAAAAACAGGTGCAGATGATTGGACAAATGCTAGCGCTAACAATAGTACCGACGAAGGTAAAATAGCAGAAGCATCTATAGCTAATCTTTTTGGCCACTCTGATTTTGATGATTCTAAAAGAGAAGAATATTTTAAAGCTAGAGAACAGCAAAGAAAACAAACAGAAGATCAAAGAAAAAAGAAAATAGAAGCCGTAAAGCAAAGACTTAAAGATGA